CCGAATACAACACCCAGTCTCCTGCTGAATATACCAGTCCTGTGTCATACAATTCAGGATAGTATTCATCAACGCCATGACCCGAAGCAATAGAAAGATACCCCGCATTGGCATTATACTTCTGCTCTGAAACCTTAATAATATCTGTATATTCCAATGCTCCATATCGTGCTGATGCCTTCTGAACCGCTACGTTCAAGACCCCATTGACAGTTTGTATCGCATCGACCATGTCCATAACTCGGAAGAACCCATCAAATCCTATCTGTTGAATATAAGCTTCAAGTGCATCTTCTATTGGATATACAGAAGGGTCTGATATTAAGAAACCTCTTTCAGGAGTTCCACCATCGACACCTATGACAAGTGGGTCATATGTGATAGTGATACTCACACGAAGGTCGTCTGCTACATCTGATACTATACTTATGTTTGTTCCCGCTGGTTTTACCCTATCAATATAAGCATCGAAAGAACCCCTTTCTATTGTGCTTAGTGGTGCTAACGAACCAACAGTTCCTTTGGCTACCTTTAAGATTATTAGTTTACCCACCGTTGTATCAATTTCTGATGCAGCTGATTGAGTTATTATCTTGCTATCAATAGCGTCGTCGCTTGTCGTATCCGAATACTGATACCTCAAATCGGTTTCATTCCATATTAAAGCATAGCCCAGTTGGAATAGTCTGCTTATGGTTTCGTACCACTTCAACTGACCGAATGTTCTGTTCAATAATAATAATTCCACTTCTTGCTTGTGTTTCACGAATACCTGTTCGTGAGACCATATCGCTACTGCAATGACAAAGCCCCACAGTCGCCATATCGCTACCTTGCTTGTGGATTGTAAGTCTTGCAATAATGTTTGTGTCGTTTCAGGAATAGGAGTAAGTCCATTAAGTTCAGTAAATGTTTCCTTTTCGGTTATAATTGCATTATATATCTCTTGTATGGTTCGTGCCATTATAGTATGTTTATATTATTTTCTTTTAACCATTTCTTACTTTGTCCTTCTGTAAACGTATCTGATGGGAAGTCATACCCATATATCTCGAATTTACCCTCGTTGGTCATACCACCCAGAACCACCACACCGTTCTTTAATACCTTGTGCTGTTTGATGTTCTTGAATTTCCCGAAGTCCTTACATTGATACTTGTGGTATTGTTTCCCATACTCCGCCGTGATGCTGTTCATTGTGTCTTGTATCGTTGGCTCTTTTCTTATTACGTTTAATCCCAATCGGCTCGATAATTCCTCTTCGTCAAATTCATACCAATTACTCAAATCCCTTACTATTTCCTTAACCTCTCCAGCATCCATAATGTCAATATCTTCAAAGTAAAATTCAGCGACACTCTCTGGAATCATTCTATGTTTTTTCAGTAAAGGTAATAGCTTATTGTTAATTACTCCGGTAATCATACGTTTGTCCGATACAGCATATTTCTTGAGTATATTCTCGTGTACCTCTGCTTGTGAGCGACTCGAACCATCGTCTGTCGCCATTGTAACCCCTAATATTAGCTTGGATAGTTCGCTATTGGTTCTATTAATAAGATTGTCAAACACAGCAGTACTGTCTGAAAAACTACCTTTCTCATATCTAAAGTCATCGTCTTTATCCAGTACTGCCCAACCAGCAGAACCCATATTCTCTAACATATCCTCTGCATTTCTTCTTCTTTCCTCGTCTCTTGTATTGGTCTGTATTACCTTTGTTGGAACACCGAACAATTCACCGTACTGAGCCCAGAACCCCATCGCATTACGTTTGTATATTACAAGCGGTGTCGCATAGTTCAATAAGCCAAAGTCATACATCGGATTGCCAACACTTATTGACCACATATCATAAGGTGGTTCTTCATACTTAATACCGTTGGTATCAGCACCGAATGAATTTTTTATAACGCCAAATTCAGGAACAAGATATGCTTCAGGAATTTTCTTAACCCATTGGAATTTATTGTCTTTAATGTCTCCAAATTGAATCACCTCGTACCCATAGAAAACACTGTCGAGGGCGTAGTTCAAAAACATATAAAACCAGTCCTCATTTAACTGTTTCGTGCTTTCTTCATCTATTTCTCCATTGCTGTCATATAGATTGTATGGACTGCTTGTCAAGAGGTGCTTTCGTGTCTTCATTAGCGACAGCAAGTGAGCATCGAGAACCACATCTTGATACACTCGCATCAATGCACTTCTATTGGGCATCTGAATACTCTCCGCAGCTTGTAATGCATCACGCCATTTTTTAATGTCCTGACGTTCCCGCATCAGCTGTTGTTTTACCACAGTATTGTATATGTTCACTTGGTCAGGTTGTCTTTTGTCCTGATTAGTTACTTTCAATATTTCAAAACCAAATATATTCATATTAATAATAGTTTTCTTGTTTGGCATTGCCACCATAACTGATTCTTTGACCTGTATCTGTATTCGCGTATATTGGAAGTGCCATTGTGATGTCTCCCTTTTTGATTTGATTTAGAAATGCAATAGCATCGTCGCGTCTTTGAATCCGCCATTCTGGTATGTTTCTCGGTTGAATTCTGCTGTGAGCATGGTATAATGTCAAGTCTATTACATACATTCTCAACAGCTGTGTGTCCTCCGCTTCAGTCCAATATTCACGATTACTGACATCTATCGCGGTTGATATTTGAATGCAAATATACAGCCCTCTGTCCTTGCCTACTTTAACCCAAAATGTAGTATCTGTTGGTAGTTTTCCTACCGTTCCATTGGCAAGACACTTATATACATCACTCTCATAGCTTACATAAGCGTTTTCACTGTATGTCGCAGTATTGGAATAAGCCGTTGCTCGAAGTTCCACAAGGTCATCAACGGCATACGAATCTGCTATATTGAATACGTTGGTGGTCTTGAATATTCTGTTTATATCGTACCTATGACGGATATATGATTTGACTTCGCTCATCGCCGCAAATATCGACTGTGTGATATTACTGTCATTGTCTGATAGAACAATATCGAGGTCGCTCGATTGAATTAATTGATTGAAGTCTTGTATTGTTACGAAACTCATTACATTAGATATTTAATGATTAATGTGTCCTGCTGTGCTATGGTTTCAGTCTTTTTAATTAGCTTGATAATCTCTTGTGCCTGTTCGGTTGTGATTTCTTTATTGGTCAGTTCGTATGCTCTTAACGATACGTGTCGAAGGTGATTGTATGTCTTTTCGTCAAATAGATAACTCATAGCATTGTGGATTTTCGCCAAATTACAAATTTTATTTATTATTTTTATCATATTTCTACTGTAATTTATTAACATTAATAAACCTGTGTCAATTTCCTTCGCACTATCGAACCCTTAACTTCTCCGTCGCCTTGCTGATACCGCTGGAACTGGTCTTTGAAATACTCACAAATCAGATATTCCATACAATCACTCGTGTGGCCATACTTCTCATAGCTTACTTTCGTTGATGGGTGTTTTGTTTTTTCTTTCAGTTTTGTTCCTTCGTTATTCTCTTTCAAATATTTGAAGTCCTTAATCGTTTCATTACAGTCGGGGTGAAGAAATATACTTATCGACGTAAGACCCCTGAATGTGTCGTTTATGAAGTTTCCTCTTAATTTTACTGGCGGATTACCGCTCGGAAGTCGCAATGTCGGTCTGTATTCCCTTAATGCATTTTCTATAATAGTGAAGAAGTTCTGTCCTGCTTCGAGTTTCGTGTCCTCTTTCTTCGCTGTCCTATCGCCATATATGAACAGTCCGTTTTTATTCATTGGATAACGCTTTTGAAACTCCTGCAATACATCGGTCAGTCTATTCTTAGGGTATTCAAGACATATCTCATCTATTTGCCACAGTTCCGATTCATTACCCTGACAAATCACAAGCGCTGGATACGGTAATACGTTCTCATCAAAACTTATATGCAATGGTTTGTTCGGGTCGTAATAGCTTTTTTTAGTATTAGTATTAATGTCAAAACATTTATAGAACTCTCCACCTACATCGACACGACCCCATTCACCAAGTGCATATATCTGATAGTATTGAAAGTCGTTTATTTTATCACGCTCAAAGTCATTCAACACGTGCTTGTCTAAGTATCCATAACTTCCGTCTGGACTTCCCACTATCCAATAATTGTCCTTATACGTCATCTTGTATAGTAGCATATCGCCACTTTCATTAATCCACTTACCTGTACAGTTAGTCGGTTGCTCAATCCATGTTTCTTTGTCTAACACTTCTTTCTTGACCCAGCTGTCCTCATCGACTGGATTCCACGTTGCTATTATTTTTTGATTTTCCAGACCTCTCAAACGCTTTCGTATCTGCTTGTAATCCTCAAAATCGAATTGATTGAACTCCTCCATCCAAATGTAGTGAAAGTTCGTG